GCTGATAGGTGTGATCACTATGCGGCAGGAACGACACACCCGACGCCACATCGAAGTTCTCGTACACCCACGCGCCCACGTCCATCCACTCGTCCTCTTTGACCGTAATGGTCACAGACGGCTTGTGTTCGCACCAGTGAACAGCATACGTCTTCCAAAGCTCTAGCTGTTCAATAGCTGTCAGATCATTGCGAGTAACCGCACTGTCAGGCGACTCCATTGCAAAAGAGAACACAGTCGTATTGTCCGGCTTCATCACGTCCGGCTCGTTGTACACACCCTGTTCCTTCAAGAACTGTGTCAACGGGTCTTTGTTATCCCCGCGAACTGTACGTATGTAATACTTACTATGTCTAGCGTGAATGCCGCTTGCAGCGTCCACCAGTTGCGATACAGTACCCGACGGCTTTACACAGGTGATAGCAGCCGACTGTGGAATACCAAGTCCGTTTATTGCCAAGTCCCAGTTTGTGTCTACGGCCACGCACTTCATCTCTTCGAGCCAACGAGCGGAATCTACGTTCTTTGATAAAACGTGATGATCCATAATACCAGTCAAGGATACGCCCAACAATCGTTCTTCTTCTGTGTTGGTCTTCCATATCTTCCTCAAGTACTTGAAGTCAGTAAGAGTGGACTGCAGCGTGCCCAAGATAGTCGCAAGATGGACCTTTTCTTTCAAGTCTTCTATCGTGTCGTAGTCACGGACAACCACCTCTGACAGGTTACAAAACTGGTAGGGGCGCAGGATAATCTCGCTGCACGGGTTGGTGCCCCACATGTGCCCTGTCTCACGGCGTCCATTACGGGCAACCTGTTTGTCGGCAGCGTCACGATTGAAGATGCCACGTTCTCCAGACTTGGAGTCGTACAAGGCCAGCCACTCGCGCATAAACGTACCCATCTCTGGTTTGCCTTTGTACGCTACGGAGTTGTTAGCCAGCGCACGCTGTCCCTCGTTCTCCCACCACGCACCAGACTTGGCGTGTGCCATCTGATCGTCGTTTAAGTTTGACAGCGAGATCAGGGCAGAGCGACGTACGCCGCCCACCACAACAACTTCACCTACCTTGCACATGAGATCGTGGCACTCAACAGGGAATAAGCGACGACCTTGTGCCTTTACAAATAGTTGTGTAGCAAAGTTAAACAAATCTTCAAGCGGACCCGGGCCAGAAGCACGACCACCCATCGTCTTCAAACGCGCACCAGACGGGCGTATGGCAGACAAGTCCCACTTCGGAATCTGACCCGCGTACAGCAGCGCAATCAACTCACGTAACGACTTGGCCCACCCCGGCTTCGAGTCGCCGACCTTGATCACCGTGTCCGTGCCGTGCATCGTATCGCTGACAATCGGCAGCTTGTCCACGTTCTCACGCTCGACAGAGAAGCCCACGCCTGTGCCACACATCAATATGTACATGCACTCGTCAAACGCACGAGGGTTATCTACAGGAATGTAACTACAATTGTATCCACAGATGTTGTCACGAGCCAGAGCCGGTCCTGCAGTCATCATGGCACGCATCGACGGCATAATGTCCTGACTAAGTATGGCCTGACGTAGTTTGCCTACATCACCGGGATACAAATGTTCTATGTCAAAGTCGTGCTTCTCTTTGACGTGATCGATCATAAACTGCAGATAGCGTTCTACAGTTTCGTCCCAGTTCTCTCGGCGCTGTTCATCGTCAAGCCAACGTGCGTAGCGGGACTTGTGGATGAACTGCTGATAGGATGTAGGCAACATGTTATTCATCTGTAATCTCCTCAATAAGTTTTTCCAAGTACCACTGTGCCTTTTCTAGGTCTTGGACGCCATTCTTATAACGATAGCGCCACAGATACTTGATAATATTTCCTTGCAGGTAATACTGATAGCCTTCGTCTGTGGCAGCGCGTATGGCATCGATACACTCAACCCCTGCTTGATTGTAGTGTGGTGGTGAGTTCACCATGTCCAAGCTGCCGTACGCTTCTTTTCCAGCAAGCTCTAGCTCTTCTCTCATCTTCATATATTCTTCGTGTCTCATCTACTGTGTCTTCCCGAAACTAACCTTGACGATGTTTGTTTCCGGATCGTGCTTGACACTCGGCTCGTTGTCAGTCTCTTCGATCATAGCCTCTTGTGTAGCCTCAAACTTTAACCGCGCTAAACCTGCGGACATAACACGCTCGAAGTCTGACTCCATCAGTTCGACGAGTCCGGATAAGATGACAGCACCCGCCGGGATGTACTCATCATCCTCGTCATCTGTGGTGGTATCGTACGCCGTCATCATTACATGATCGTCGCTATCGCCCTGCCGGAAGACGAGATACCATTTTTCAGGTAACAAACTCGCCTTCTCTAACATTCCTTCCATGTCTCTATCGTCCATGTTTACACCACTCCTCTGGGATCGAACCCTCTGCCCACTCGAACTTGTGCTTGGTAGCCCAGTCAGCGTAGGTGGTTTTCGAGCCTTTGTAAATCTTGTTGTTTGCTCGTAAGAAAACAAAGCGTATGTCGAGGTCAGGGTGCTGTTCTTTTACAAGTAACATCTTGATACGATCGCCCTTATCTAAGTGCCCCTTCGCCTCAACATAGATGTTCGTCTCCGGAATATAAAAGTCTGGCGTGTACGTTCGTGGCTTAGGAATATAGGTCAGCTTTGTTGACTCATATTCGTAGCCTACACCTTTTTTAGAAAGAGAACGGGCTAGGTTGAGTTCAAATGTCGAGCGGAATCCGGCCTTCATAGCCGAACTTTGCTTCATAGACGCATTCCGACGGACGCTAGCCTTTTTAGAAGATACCCTGCTAGTTTTGGGGACAGACGTTCCAAAGGCGAGAATTCGTTTGTCAAGCGAGTCAGTGGGACGCATACATTAGCTCCGGAGTTTGCAAGGCGACTAATCTTTCCGATCTCGGCCTCGACGGTTGTGATGTCACGCTTCTCCGACTCGGAGGACAGCGCACCTAAGTCACTAAAATTATTACGCAATGTAAGAGGCAAGCCACGTTCGTGCTGCCTGAGAAAGACGGTCTTACGTTCACCGCCCACACCCCCGTGTGACTCTATGTACACGTGGTGCATATCTTTGTTGAGTTCTAAGAGTTCGAGATCGTAGTCCCGAATGAAAACGTAGGGCACATCATAGCTCCTTTGTCTTGAGCCGTGTGTACCACACCTTCGGAGGAGACTTGGCTTGTGACGTTACCCGCTCGTGGAGTATAGCGTCAGGCCAGCAGTGACCACGAAAGCCGCAGAGGCCACACTCTTTCGGCAAGACTTTGTTGCCGGTGCGGAGTACCTCGCCCTTTCGCTTGTACGTTTCGTATTCGTCAGGGTATGGCTTGAACGGCTTCACGTCGGGGTCAGCAAGGAAGTTAACACGATTAGCAGCTTCGAGCATATACGTCACACGATCATCGCCTGTCCAGTCGTACGCCTCGACGATAGCAACTTCACCACTCGACTTGTTGATGACAATCCAGCCACCAAAGTCCAAGCCCGTGGCGGCACCGTACAAGTGACCTTGCATAACGTACCCAAACGGATCATCGTCCTTGATGTGTTCGTAGCCGCCAGCACCAGTGAACTTATGCTTGTACGCCCAGTCGCTTGCAGACTTGATGTCCCACACACGTTCCTTGCCGTCGTCGCCCCGTATAATAACGTCGAGCGTACCCTTCACGGTGACGCCCTCAATCTCTAAAACAACTTCTTTTTGAAAGTCAACGATATCGATACCGGCCTCGCGCATGACGAGCATAAGCAATGCCTCTGTCAAGTCCCCAAACGCAAAACGTGCGATGCTGTTATACTGCATCGATTCTTCTACGCCGTGCTTATCCAAGACCTGTTGACACAAGGGCTTGCCCAAGCCGGACATACGAATGCGATACTCCCGCTTACGACCACCGAATTGTTTTTCGATAGCCTCACGAGATTCTTTAACAAATAGTTCGAGGTTTTTCGGGGAGACTTGTGTGTCCCCCCGAATCGCCCGACTCATATAGTCTTGGATACTAAGAAGCATTCGCAAAGTCTGATGCCAAGTCAGAGTCATCCTCTGACAGCAGGAGCTTCTGCGCCTCTTTGAATTCACGTAACACAGAATCGTTGTGTCCACGAATTGTCTGATCGAACTTGACCACAAGATGCTTGTCATCTTCTGACAAGCCT